CAACGTAGAAAATCAGCTATATAATGCAAATATAACGTAGAAAATCTTCTACGAAATAAAGAGAATGTAGAAAATAGTTTGTAATTAATTTGTGATTATCTTGATTATAGAATATTTTCTACATTAAGTCAATATAAAAGTAGAATATTTTCATCTTAGAAAGGAGGAGAAACGTGATTTACGATAACATCCGAACTATCTGTGAAAAGAAGAATATTTCTATTAAACAGGTAGAACGAGAACTGGGCTTTTCAAACTCAAGCATTTGCAAATGGAATGAATGCGAGCCAAGTGTTTGGAAAGTGCAGAAAGTAGCAGATTATCTTGGAGTAACCATGGAATATCTTTTGGCAGACCAGAAGGAATCAACATGAGGTCCGCAAGGTTGGATAGGAGGTAAAAGAAAGTGAACAGATTTGATCTCTTGAAACAGACAAATATAAAGCTTGCAGCCCGTGTAATTATGGAACTCGGGGAAAGGTTTCATAACAATCCAGAAGCTTTGGTGGAACATCTGGAAGGAAAGATAACAGAAGAAGACCTGCACCAGATTAATGATGCAGGTCGTAAGGAAGGGTTAAGACCGATCGTCTTTATCCCGTAGGCAATAGTAACAGCCATTTCCGTTTGGGCATCCCATCATTTTTGCATAAATCAAACAAGACATATAAGAATTATCCATTCTAATGTGTTCTGGCTTAATTTTATCAATTTTGCATTCTGCTGTTTCATTATCCAAGTCGTGAATTTCGCCGGTATTGATATTAAGCAGAAAACGTTTGCCATTAAACGGTGTCTGAGATCTTCGCATAATCAACCCTCCTTCCATATGTACTCGGGTGTGCCAGCACCCTGTATATACAGAATAGGAGCGTACTGTCGAAAACACAAGAAAAAGCGTTCGACAAAGTAGTAAAAATTCTATAAACACAATAAACACAATCTTCATACGATAAAACAGGAGGTGAACCAGATGGCAGTTATCAAAGAAATCAAAAACGGATCCGGAGGAGTAATCCGGATCCATGACGACTACTGCAAGAACAACACTCCGGAAGACAACCAGAAGATCATAGATAACGTATCTCGGATAGTCAATGATTATTACATAAGAAAATCCGTGGGGTAGAAGGAACTTGCAGAGCTCCGCCCTCTGGTGGATGAGGAACATAAGAAAAGAGGCAAGAAATGAAACGAGATGCGATCATATCCCTGTGTATAGCCCTCCCGGTGGCAAATCTGCCGTTCTGGCAGTGGAGAAGCCCGGCAGAGATGCTCCTGATGGCAGGGTTGTTCTGGCAGGTGGCGTTTGTGGCCGTGGTCGGGACGGGGTATAAGAAACGAAGATAAAAAATGCCAGCACATAGCAGTGTGCTGGCAAAGGGAAAAATCCCAGATGTAAACGTTCAACATCATCATAGCATCTGGGAGGAGAACAGTCAAGCGGCACGGGTGAAAAGCCCGTATTTATTTTTGGGGTATGAATCCCCTTACAGGCTTGATTAAACGTATTAGAGATAGGACAAGGATTGCTTATGAGGTGTGGATATATAAGATGGATCTGGGACTGTGGGAACACCAGGGAAGTTGAAGAAAAGCATACGGGCAGATATGGAGCCAGGGGACAGAAAAGACAGAAGAGGAGAAAAGCCACTCCGGAAGAGATCGCTAAACAGAACCAATGGAAAAGGGAACGGGATGTCCGCCGTCTGATTAAATGGAATTTCGGAATAGGAGATTACTGGTTCACACTGACATACAAGAAAGGATCACGACCACCTTGGAAACAGATGCAGAAAGATATGTCAAAGTTTATCCGGAAGCTCCGGGACAGGTATAAAAAATATGGATGGGAGTTGAAGTACATATACCGCTTGGAGATTGGAAAGCAGGGCGGACCCCACGTACATATCCTGGTCAACCGGAAATCAAACAATGAGACAGATACAGGGCTTCTAGTGGAAATGTTATGGAACCATGGCCATGCACAGACGAAGAGAGTGTATGACGTAGATTCCGGAGAACTGGCAGAATACATAACCAAGCCGTTGAAAGAACATGAGCCAGAGGATCTGAAACGGTACCACCCATCCAGAAACCTGATCCGCAAGGATCCGGAGAAAGAAGAGATAAAGAAACGGAGCCTGGTGGACAGGCAGGGGATACCGAGAGATCCGAAACCACCAAAGGGATGGGCGATTGTTCCTGGTTCAGTAAAACATGGGAAAAACAAGGTGACAGGCTACGCATACCGGCATTACATATTGGTCAGAACAGGGAATAGAAGGGGTTGACATGTGGAAAGTAGACATATATCTGGAGGCAGACAGCAAGGCCCAGAAGAATACAGAGAGAAAATATGCATATATCCTGGAAACGATTTGCGCCGGCGCAATTAAAACAGCAGAAGGGTTCCAATGTATTTCTGGAACATACCATAGTGCAACCCTTCAAAATCTGGCGGCAGCATTATCGCGGATCAGAAAGACAAGCAATGTCTGCGTCCATACAGAAGATGTTTATGTGGTCTCCCGTATCCGGAAACTTCCGGAAATGACAGCAGCCAATTGGGAAGATGCCAGAGGCACCAGGATTGGGAACGCAGAACTCTGGAAAAGGATCTGGGAGCTGATAGAAGAACATCGCTTAACATTAACAGCAAAAGCCGGGAAGCACAGTTACTCAAACTGGCTTCAGGAAGCTATGAAAAAACGAAAGGAGAAGATGTAAATGTTCGAAAGATTTGGAGAGATGAGCAGCTGCAGGGAGATCAACGAACTTGCAGAGAACCTGCTGAATGAAGGAGATATCCAGAGCCTGAAAACGATGGCGCAGGAGAATGGCATCCCGGAAGATTATGTTGAGATGTATCAGTCCGGTGATATCCCACATCTTTGCGATACTGTGACGGCTGCCATGGGGAAACTGGATGTGGAATGCGGATCTCTGAAACTGGCCGGTCTGATGAATGACTGGGTGGAGTATATCCG